AAAGAAGAGAAACGAGACTTTCTTCTTTGCAACCACTTATCTGTTCCCATGTAATCGTGTGGGTCTGTTTGAGCTGGGTTCAGCGGCCCGTCTGGTGTATCTCTATCAATCAGTTGATAATACAAAACTGAATCTGGATACTCAGAAATCTTTTTATTGTAGTCATCAATCATTTCTGATACCGCTGGGCCCCTCTCAGAACCGTATCTGTTAAATTTGTCTACATGAATATCTTTTTCAAAATCTTTTAAATAGTCATATTCAAATTCTTTATAATCTTTATTGAATACATCCAGCAAGAATAGTTTTGAACTATACATGCCAGCTCTTCTGCTTGCAAGAGTGTTTGTTGTAGAAACAACATCGTACTCTAAAATGTTTTGCAACAACAAGTCTGGCCTGTTTCTTACAAGATCTTCGTTTGGAGTGAGCTCTCTATAGATAAGTCTTGGATTCTTTCGATCCATCATACTGTCAATTGTTCTAAAAAAATATCCTTTGATGGTTTCATAGAATAGAAATGTGGGAGCGTATTCATATTCTTTAGATGTGCATCGTCTAGCTATTGCATTGATGAATTGAAAGGGTCTAATGTTTGGAGCAACAAATTTAAAGTTATTGGTGGTTTCTTCGTAATAGAATTCTTTTTTGGAATTTATGAGTTCTTCATCACGCAATATTTTTAGAATAATATCTTTTGCTGGTTCGCCTTTATAAGACTTAACAGCTCGAATAGAATTGTTTCTTACAAGTTCAGCCGTGGTAAAGGACAGACTAAAAGCCTGAGTATTATCGTTGATACCAACACTACTATTAATTTTGTAAATATAAAGGGGTTGATCGCTGAAGTTAATAATTCTATTTCTGTCATTAGTATCATCAGAATTGGGTGTTGAGAGTTTTAATTTAAGTTTCTCTTGACCACAAATACGAGCATTACCTAAAATATCATTTGTATCAACAAATGATATATCACCAGAAATTGAATTTTGAAAAATGTCCTCGTAAATATCAATTGATGCAACAAGGTCAATTAGGTTTAACTCTAATCCACTAACTGTACACAACTTACATTCATCAATAATATATTCGCCGGCGTATTGAAGTTCAGCCATTGTTAATTACCACGCAATCTAGATCTCAGTTCATTTTTAATTTGGCCAATATACTCTGGTTTGATTAATCTAATTTTTCTTTTTTGTTCTTGCAACAATTCTTCATATTCATAGTTTGTTATTGTAACAGCACCAACTGGAATTGTGTTTGCAGAATCATTTGGAATTTCAATTGTCTGTGTTGTATCACCAGAAGTCTGGTTAAACTCATAGTGATGAACTTCATTTACATCTGAGTATTTCGTGTACACATAAGATTCAAATTGAGCAACCGACATAGGCCAATCTTCATATCTATCATGGATATCATTTGCTAACAAAATCACCCAATGCAACAAAGGGTCACCATAAAACTCACTTGCAATATACTCTGGTGTTTCGCCATCTTTAACGTCATAAAAATCAAAAACAATATTGTTTCGTTTTGCTAAGTCACTAAATCTTACTCGTTTAGTAATATCTGTTAAAAGAACTAAGTCACCTTCACCATGCACATCAAATGCAACTTTTGGAAAGTTATTAAAATATGACATAATTAATATCCTTCTCTAACTTTTTCTTTAGTGATAAGATCAAGTTCTTTAAATTGTAACGTGAGCTCGGTTTCTACTGGATGATGATCTTTAAAAAACTGTGGACGATCTCCACCAAATTTTACGTTCACAGATTCTAATGCACATTCACCAATCTTATGCAAATGAATGTCTGGACTATAAGAAATATTAAATGTTGAAGGAACTATCATTGTTCTGCCTTCTACACCAACACCACCTGATTTTTCAAATTCTGGCATAGAATGATATCTAAACATTGTAATAATTTCTTCAATAGTATTTGCTTCTGCCTGTGTCTTTGGTAACATTTTAAAGGTATAGGAAAATGAACGTCTGTCAATACCTTCAAACTTCATTTCGGTTCTGTTGTTTTTAATAGTACCAGACATGATATCAACCGCAGCGGCCGTGCCCGGCGCAATGGTACTATCCAGTGCTCCTTTTGCAAGACCTTCCAAACCATCACCAGCAGCATTGAGTATTCCCATTGCATCAAACCCACTTGTGCCTAATGCCTTCGCAGAACCAAGTGCTGCAGCAACAGCAAAACCAATTTCTGCTTCACCGTAATTTGCTTTGTGTGAAACTTCTAGTGTAGCAGGCATGTAAAGAGCAATTGTGTATCCAAGTTTTTTGGTGGGTGGTCTTGGAACACCTATCGTACTAAACTCTGCACTTCTTCCAGCTGGAGTTGTAGAATAAGCTGTGCCTGGGAAGTCCACTTTTGATTTTTGTTGTATGTTTATTTGAAAGACCACATAATAACCAGAAGAAACATCTGCTAAATCCGATGGATATTGCAGAACTCCTGATCCTTTATTGTCTCTTAATCTTGATACGTTGGCCATCTAAATAGTCCTATACATTGTGAAAGTATTTATATAGACATGGCATACAGAGGCAGATATATTCCATCAAAACCACAAAAATACAAAGGCAATCCAGATAACATTATTTATCGTAGTATGTGGGAACGTAAGTTTATGGTTTACTGTGACAGAAATGACGCTATCCTAGAATGGGGCAGTGAAGAAATCATTATACCATATGTGTCTCCATTGGACGGTAGGAGGCATCGTTATTTCCCCGATTTTTATATCAAAGTTAGACAACAGAACGGTTCTATCAAAAAGATGTTGATAGAGGTTAAACCCAAAGCACAATGTGGCCCTCCCAAACAACCAAAACGCAAAACACCAAGATTTGTCCAAGAAGTCCGTACATGGGGTGTAAATAAAGCAAAGTGGGAAGCAGCAATAGAATGGTGCAACGATAGGCAGATGGAATTTAAGATACTGACTGAAGACCATCTGGGCTAATCTGTATAAATACATGTATGGCAGAGATAATAGAAAGCGTACTGGAAAAGACTGGCGGTAAGGATCGTAGTATCCGTTGGTTTCGTGAAAGGGTAAGAGAACTTGGTACTGTCCCACCAAGGCAGTTGGTGCGTGAAGGACAACTTACTTTTCGCAGGCCTGAGTTTGGGAAAATGAACTTTTTCATGTATAGTCCCAAATATAAAGATGATGCTAATGTACTTCCATATTACGATAGGTTTCCTCTTATATTACCAGTGACACCACTACGCCCATATACTGAAGGGTTTATGGGATTAAACTTTCATTATCTATCCATCCCTATGAGAATTAGATTACTCAACCTTATGTCAGAATATGCTAGTGATGAAGAATATGATGAGAATACAAGAATAAGACTTACATGGAACAGAATTAAAAGAAATCAAATGGTTCAACCAACAATCAAAAGATATCTGTACGATCATGTCAAAACTCCGTTTAGAGTTATCAATGCAGATGAAATGATGGTTGCAGTTCTGTTACCAGTACAAAGGTTTGTTAGAGCAACTGAGAATAAGGTTTACTCAGATTCCAGACGACTCGCAAACGCACCAAGGAGGCCATAATGGCAGCATTAGATGAATTTGTCAGCAGCTTCAGTAAATATTCTGGCCCTGCCCTTCCCAATCAATTTGAGGTAAGAATTATTGCGCCCGCACAAGCGGTTCCAAGTTATGGAGATGATAGACACGTTTCTTTTAGAGTAGAAAGTGTCACCATGCCTGGAAAGAATATTAGAACTGTGACAAACGAAAACATTTATGGCCCAACACACGAAATGGCTCAGGGGTTAACATATGCTGAAGAAGTATCAATGACATTTTTACTTTCAGCAGAACATTTTGAACGACACTATTTTATGATGTGGATGGACTATATCTATAAACCTAATACCTTTGACTTGGAATATTATGCTTCGTATAATCGTCCAATTGATATTTTTCAATTGGATAAAAATGGAGAGCGAAAGGCAGGGGTAAAATTAAATCAAGCATTCGCTAAAACGCTTGGGCCTGTTGAATATAGTATGGGATCAACAAATGAAATTGCAAGACAACCAGTATCCTTTGCATTTAAGGATATTTCATTCTTAGACGCAAATGGAAGAGTTGTATCCAATCCAGACACTACTGCTGGAAGCGCACCAAGAAATATGCAATTTAGAAGAACCAATTTGAATGCTGCACCAGAAATACCAG